ATTCGCGAAGATGCGTTCATCACGGGCCTCGATGACTACCCATTGCTCCCGCACCTCGCGCTTGAATAATTGGAACTCGGCGTAGAGCGCGGCGAGACGGTCTGCCGCGTCAGCGATGGCTGGATTATCGGGCGGCGCCGGGATCACATCAGGCAATACGTCCGGGACCAGGTGGTTCACGCAACTCACCGGCATTGGATTCTGGCCAGTGATATCGTGCGTGGGCGGCATGTTCGGAAACACCATAGGACGGCGAGAGGTGCCGTCCTGCCAGTCCCACGAGTACAGCCGCTTGTCCGTGTAGAGCCGCGCGATGGAATCCTTGGAAAACGGCCGGTTCGGATCTGCTGACTTGCCCGTGTAACCGTCGTTCGGGAACTCGCACACAAACTGCTCGATCATGAAACGTGTCAGCATCCGTCGCTGATCGTCGTCGCCTCGCGCTAGGTCGGGATGCTGTGCGTAGATCGCTTGAATGATCTGCACGCCGCGCTCCGGCAGCAGCGGTTGGGCCTGTACTGACGCCGCGAGTGCGAACACAGTCACAAACATCTTCCACATGATCTATCTCCTTACCAATGAGAGACGACGAAGTCCCAGATGGCAACAACACCACCAAGACCACCGCCACCAATACCCGCCCCGATCAGCCATCGCACTGACTTCCGCATGTTCTCCACAATGACAATACGGGTCTCGTGATTGTGCAAGAGGTTCACGGCGATGTCAACCTTGTCGGAGAGCACCTTGTGGTCTTCCCGCTGTTCCTTGCGCATCTCCGCCAGGAATTCCTGCAAGTCAAATTCTTTATCCATGGGGTTCCTAAAGTTTTACAGAGATGATGAGCGTTTCGATGTATCGTGTAGCAGCAACCTGCGAGATCACGGTGACATTTGCAAACAGATTCGTGGTCAAGGACGGCAGATTGGTGACGAGCGTATCAAGCAACACATTGTTCACATAGAACGCCGCACTGGTTCCGTCGCCAGAGATTACAATGCGAAGGTCATAGACAGTATTTGCAGCAATGGTGATGGTGTTGGGACCCACAGTTTGACTCGTGCCATTGCTCACCGTCGCCCGCCAGCCGGCATCGCCGGCCACCGTGGAAAAGCGGAACGCGCATGAGTCGAGTCCAGACTGCGTATCGTCGTTTTGAAACGAGCCAGCAATTTCGGTAAAGCCTATCCAATAGCGAATGCTGCTCAAGTCCGGTCCGGTCCGGATCGGGGCTGTGAACACCGGATCCGACACCGAGCGTCCAATCGACAGATTCATGCGGAAGTTCGCGGGCGTACCGGGGCCTCCGGAAGATGATCGTGCCCACGTACCATCCGCGTCAATAGTACCGATGGCGGTGCCCGTAGTTGCGTCGAGCGCGGTGCCGAAGTCGCCCACGCCGCCGGGGCTGTTGGCGATCCACAGATCAATATCATCACGCTCCACCGTTGGCGCAACCTCCAAGGGCGGCGCGATGCCAGCGAAGCTAACCCCTTGACCGAAGTTGCCAGTAATGATCTGAAGCAACAAATCGCTCAGCTCGAACTTCACTGAGGAGGCTGAGACACTGTAACGTGGAGCCAATTCGTCAGCTTCATCATGAATCTGATCGATGGTCACGTCCTGGATCAAGAAGTCGCCCTTGCACGGCGGGTCCGTCAAGTCAATCGACACAGTCGCCCCGGAGCGAGTCTTAGGATCTCGCGTCGCATAGTTCACCGTCACGATGGGGTTAGCGAACAGCTCGAGTTCCGCGTAAGCACGCATATACAGTTGGAAGGCCGTCGTCAATGAGGTATCTACAATGGTGTACTCGTGGATACCATCGGTTGGTTGACCGTCCTTATCCAATTCAATCGCGCTCAAGATCTCCTGAGATCCCACATCATCGGCTTGGAAGAACAACTGCACCGGCGATCCCAGCTCCAGCACCTTGGACATGGGTAGTTTCAAGAATATCGAACCTACGCCCGAAGGCTGGGTCAAGCTCGTATATTCCAGTTTCTGAAACCCAACCATGACGATGCCGCCAGTCGGCTGGAACATTGACAAGTCGGCTACGGGAACTGTTGACTGTCCCTCAAGAACCGCCGCCGTTGTCACCGTGCCAGCGCCTCGCACATAGATCCGATTCCGCACTTGCGATAGATCAATACTCTGAGTGAATGGCGGATCACGCAACAAATCCACGTTGGCCGAATCAATTCGATCCGGCAGGTCAAAATTCTCAAGATAGGGCCCGTCGGGATTGGGCCACTGCGGAATCTCCGGCCCCGTCCCGGATCCGGGCGGCGTTCCCTCGCCGGTACCCGGCCCAACGTCTACACCTGTAGTGGTGTTGTCATTGATGAGATACCACATCCGGGTCCGCGCCGGCGACCAGTCGGGATCGACGAATCCACCTGCTAATAATCGATCAATATCACTTTGTCCGAAGGCTTCAACAAGTTCACCGTAGGTGTCTGGAATAGGTCCGTTCCCGAATCTCACCGCATCACCGTAGCCAACTTCTGAGCCCAAATTGCCGGCGTCCTGTAAGCCTTGCAAGAGTCCGACAACTTCACCTAGGGTGCGCGCGAAGGCCGAACCAAAAGCCCCATAAACTTTTCGGGCGACCACATCTACGCCGTTGATTGTTTCACCAAGAGGAACATTCACGAGTCGCGCCGACAATACTCCATCGAGGAGCACTGTGTTTGAAGCTCTTGAGGGCAGCGACTCTGTTCCGTCCCGATAGATGTTCGTCACCTTGAACGCCCACGGCCCGGGCGTAAACGTCATCGGTAGATGCTCACCAAACAGCGGCGGGAATTGAGGTCTCCAAATCTCGGCGGCGCCCTGCGAAGCTGAGGGACCATCCTTGTCAAACGCAGGCGGCGCCACGAAAGGCCGCACGGGGAGAGACACACTCGCAGGGATAGCGACGACAGCCCCTAGCGGAGTCGCACCGGTGCCGCCCGCAAAGATGAACGTAAACGCTGTGGTCGAGTTATCATCGATCTGACACGCCTTCCCAATCGGCGCGATGCCCGGCGGACCGATGTAGGTGAAGTAGATCCGGCGCTTGGTGCACGTATGTGATCCGGCTGCGGGTCCAATAGGCAGACCCGTCGCAGAAATAATATTTGTGCCCTGCAACGCCACACAATTCGAGTAAGGGCTAAGCGCTGACTCCACGCCGTTATCATACACAAACGTCGACCAGAACAAGTAGAACCCGATGCTAAACGAGGTCGCCATCGGGATGCCAGCGCCCTCTGTGACGGTCATCGCGGATCCCGGGCCCAAGTGAATAATCCCGCTCGGCGCATTCGGGTCGGTCGGGTCGAAGCCAGGATAGATCAAGACGGTGTTCGTGTGGAAGAAGTGCATCCGTTGCTGATAATCTACGTACCAGTGACCGCCCCCAATCGCACTCGCGAGTTGATTCAGGCAGGTTGAGAAATCCAGCGATCCATCAAATGTAGCTGTGACTTTGGCCAGATTTGTCTGCACGTACTCCGTTGTGAACCCCGGCGCAAAGTTCGCCACCAGATCTTTCACTATGTCACTTACGCACACATCCTCATAGATCCCGGTGGGACGATACTTGTTAAGCAAGAACGTGAAGTCAATCGCCGTCGTCTTCCATGCGATCTGATTGGTCAAGTCCTCATAGATCTGTTCGACGTGCTGCACATTACCCGCGAATAGAACGCCATCGCGTGCGGTGCCGATTCGCGAGGCATACAGCTGCGAGACCTGCGCGGCCGTCAGCGCGGTCGGATAGATCGCGGCCTCGTCGATACGCCCAGGAAAACTGTAGCTGTTTCCTCCCACCGCGTATCCCCCGAGCCACAGTTGGTCCACGCCCAACCCGAGGGGTCCAGTGACTGGCGCCTCCGTATCTTCCAGTCCCCCATTGACGTAGATGCGAATCGCCGACCCATCGTAGGTCATCACGACGTGGTACCACTGCCCCACCACGACCGTCGTCGTCCCGGCGACCCCGCGTTGCGCGCCGTTGACGAAGAGCTGCCCGGTGAATTTCGGCACGCCGCCGGAGAGAAAGACGGCCAGAAAGCTCGCGAGTTGCCCCGGGAACGAATAGAAAATATGAAACCCCCCGGGAAGGGTGAGCGACGTCGGGTTGACAAAACATTCCAGCGTGAGCGACGTGGTTCCATTAATCGCGGCGATTGCGGCGTTGGGGATCTGCACCTCGGTGCCGTCCGCGCCGTCACACCGCGCCGCCGTGTTGCCGTCGGACAAGACGCCAGGCTGGCCCAGGGTCACTCCGCCCACATACGCGCCATGGTTCGCGCCGATTGCATCCGAGGCCACTGAACCGGACAGTTCCCCCAGGCGCCAGGCGCCAGTGGCCCCATACTCTTGCACCAATTTCTTGTGACCATAGAGCGTAGAGTCTACGATCTCGATCTGCTCACCAACCTGCGGCGTATTGCTTTGACCGTCGATAGTGAAGCTGCAACTGTTTGGCTGGTTGTTCAGCACGTCGCGGATGTTAATGCCCGGGTTCCGACGGATGTCTTGACCACGCGTAAACAGAGTGTACTTAAACCCATTCCGCAGAGTCGCGGTTGCGCCAGGCCCGGGTTCCGTGACAGTAACATCTACAAAACCTTGAGCATGATTGGGTGAAACGGCGAAGTACGTTTGATCATCAATGAACGTGACATCGGTGGCCGACGTACCGCCAAACTTGACTGCCGAACCCGTGATGAAGTTGGCGCCCTTGATGACGACAGAAGTGCCACCAGCGAACGTACCAAAGTCCGGAATCACGCGGTGGATCACGCTCGCGTAGAACGTGAAGCATCGGAAGAGTGTGTCACTCTGTGACCCAATAGTCACCGTCAGGTCATACAGACCGGCCACCGTCACGACCGGCGTATTACAAGTGATTGAGGTAGGGCTGACCACAACCACGCTGGTAGCCGGTGTCGTACCAAATAGCACGGTCGGCGCGGCGCCGCTCCCCAGGTACCGGAAGTTCTTACCCGTGATTGTTACCGATGTGCCGCCAGAAGTCCGGCCGGAGTTCGGATTGATCGAAGATACAACCGGAGTCGTATCCTCGCCGAAGTGTCTGCCTCGCCGATTTCTACGCGGGTCGTAACGAGTCATTAGTACCCGTTCGGGGCGCTCAGTGTGTATTGATGCAACTGCACGCTGCCCGTGGCCACAGTCTGAGTGAAGAACAAGTCGATCTGCTGCGAGGCCGTTGAATCAAAGTTGGCTCCGACAGCAGGCGCCGTATTCCACGGCAGCATAGCCGTAAGCACGCCCTTCGGTGCCGTCGCGGGCACACCAAGGATGTCCTCGCAGGTCCACGTTCCGCCGCCGAACAGATTGGCTGTGCCGCCGACAGCGCGGACCGTCAGGTCGAGAACGAGCTTCCACCCAACGTTGGTGTGACCCGCGATAGTGTCCAGCAGAATCGCCAGTCCATCGAAGACTACAGTGGCGCCAAACGCCAGATCAAAACGCGCAGTACCAGGCGTCGTGATGAGCGAACTAATTCGGCCATGGGCCTCGACGCGCAGCGTCTGGCCCAAGTAGCTCAGGAAGTTGGCGGGGATCGTCTTCTTCGCGTGGGCTGCCGCCGTGGTCAGCATCGAGGTTCGCGCGGCCGCGGTGATCGCATCACCATTGCCCTGCGCGACCATAAGTGTTTCTGGTACTCCGATCATTTCCGTTCTCCTTTTACGCAGCGCCAAACTGGCGATGCTGTTTCAGTGTCCGCATGATCTCCGCGCTGACTTTCTTGGCCACGTCCGCAGCCGTTCCATTCACATAGATCTCGATGTTAACCACTCCGCCCCCACCCGGCGTAGCGCCCGTCGGAAACACCTGACTCCCGAACGGAAGTCGAACGGCTTCGGGTCCACGCTCGCCTACCATCACGACGCCACCTTCTGCGAAGCCCGGAACACGTGGTCCCTTGTCCCCCTTCCAATCATTGGGGTTCATGCCTGCCTTAAGGACCCAGAAAGCATTCTCAAGAGAAAATCCCATGTCTAGCAACTCAAAAAGCGCAGCGCGTGTGGTACCCATCTGAGAGAACCACTTATCACCAGTCATCAACAGAGTGGCTTTGGTTACGTTCGTTGAACCGCCGGACTCATATCGTGCTTTTGCTTCGGCTAGAGTTTCAAACTCTCCCGATAGAGTTCTTACACGAACATTTGTTTCGTTAAGACCGGCGTTTACGGCATCAACGGCATCTCGTATGCTATTAAAAACCTCTACTCCGGCTGCACCCGCAGAACCAGCTTCATCAAAAGCCCCCGAAACCGCCGAAGAAAAATTTCTTGCTGCGTCTGCAGCCTGCTCCATCTTCTTGCGTTGTTCTTCAAGGACCTCACGTGTGAAATGCAGGGACCCAAAAATCATTTCATCGTACGTGCGTTTGGCCGCGTCTGCTTGTTGCTGCAACGACTCGATGGACTTATCTCGAACGCTGTCCCAATCCATCTCGACGGCCTTCAGTTTTTCACCGGCAACGGCCGCAAGTGCGTCATAATGATTCTGCCAGTTGCGATCGCTAGCGTCTAGCTTAGCAACTTCATCGTCAAACCATGCTTGGATTGCGGCCTTCGCAGAGTCGACAGTGGTTCCGGCGCTCGCTGCTCGAAGCCGAAAGTATTCGTTCCACAAGATGATGGTTTCTTCAAGAGACTTCTTTTCAATCTTCCAGAGTTCCTCTTCGATCTTGGCACGATCAATCAAGCGAGAAGTGAGTTCTGAATTGGAGGCGGCTAACTTCTGTGCATTGCTCGAAGCAATGTCAGTTGTCTCATTGCTCTGTTGTTGAATAGCCTCTGCACCTTGGATAGCGTCACGGACTTCAAACATGGTGCCGCCGAGCTTGTCCAAGGTTTTATCAAACTCTGAATAGCCAGCGACGGCCGCACCGGCTTCAGCCGTCTGACTAGCCAAACTCTTCGTCATCTCCGCGAGGAAGACAACCGTTTCTTTGGCCTGACGGGCCATTTCTTTCATGCCTTCTGATGCGCCCGGAAGATTACCTGCTGCAATCACGATCATGGAGATCGCGCCCGTGATTGCTGTAGCCACAGCGACTAGGACAGTTTCCACACCGAGGACGATTGTTCTAATTGCCTCCCACGCACGATGAATTACACGAGCGGTCTCTACCGCAGCAATACCAAAGCTTACCGTGATGAGTGCACCACTCTTGATGGCCTCCATCGTTGTGGCAATAGCCTCCTGACTATCACCACCGAAGGCTGCCTTCAGGGCGCTCTCAATAGCCTTCATCCCAGCTGCAAGGGCGGGCGAAGTTGCAATTGCCTTGCCAAGTTCGTCAATCCAATTGGTCATGGCCGCCTGGGCGAATTCGATCTGCTCACCAAAGTCGCGCTCCTGAGTACCGGCATCTGCCACCGCTGTGCGGAGCATGCCCATAATCGCCAGACGTTTGGCTTCGACCTTACCTGTGTCGGACAGGTGGTCCTTCGTGATGCCAAGTTGCTGCGCGTATTTCTCTTCAGCATCTCCCACATCAATCACGCCTAGCGCCATCGAAAGTGCACGCGTGCGGCCCGTGACCATTGCATCGGAGACAAGATTAAGCATCTCCTTCGTGCCGCCGAGTCCCCTATTCTGCAAAACAAACGCGGCTTCTCCCAACGTACTGAAGTCCTCTGTATTCAACTTGACGCCGGCTGACAACAGCTTGGAAGCATCCTTCATCAAGAGGAAGTCTTCAACGGTTCCTTGAGTGCCGTTACGAAGAGCATCAAGGTTAGCGGCTGCTGCTGCCGCAGTACCGGAGAAGTGTTCCAGTGTGCTCTCGACGTCTTTAACATCGGCACCGCGCTGCCCGAGGTTGTAGACAGCCGTCGCCGCCAACCCAAAGGCTGCCGTGACAAGACCGACCGCACCTGCAACGGCGATCAGACTTTCTTGATTTTGTTTGGTGAATTGTCCGAGCGCGGCCTCGGCCAGCCCCAGTTGACCTGTAAAGTTATCCTGGAGTTCGATAAGACCGCGGACAACACCAATGTCGGTGGCCACTTATTTTCCCTTGGCTAAAACCGCATTAGAGCCGGCAATCCAACTATCGATCAATAGCTCCTGGGTCTCGAGCGATTGCGCAATAACTGGACGCGGCGTGTCCCCGAACGTGAGAAGAAAATTCTCAATGGGCCAACCGTTCGGGTTTGTTTTCATGTCGCGGTGAATATTCCACAGCGCCTGAACGACTTGAGCTGAGCGATAGTCGGCTCGCTCGGTATCAAATGGCTCAAGCTCTTGAAACGTTTTCCACTCCTCGAGTTGTTGCCACGTGATCTCGCGGAGCATCCGGTCAACGTTCGCGTAGCCTAACTCTCGAGCGAGGCGATAGGCGAACCTGCGATTGCCGCCTCGCTTGAGTCGTTTTTTGTTTCAGTCCGTGCCCGCGGCCCCATGTTGTTGACCTTCATGGCCGCCCATTGGAGACGGTTCAAGACGATCATGCTCTTGCGCTTCAAGTCCCCAACATACTTGGCCAACTGTTCCCGCCGCAACTTTTCATCTTCCGGTAGTGGAAACAGCTTCTGATCCGTCTGCGGATCGCGCGCCGTGTAGACGAGGATGATGAACATGCCGCTCCGCGGTGACTCGTTCATCGCGTCGGACATCTCCATGGATTCTCCCGCATCCAACTGACGCAGACGAATCACCCCAGGCTCATTGTTCTTCGGCCACTCGGGGACTAGTTCATCCACATATTTCAGGTCGTCCGCAGAGAGGATGTCCGACGCCAACAGATACTCACTCATGTCACACTCCCCGGAAAGAATTACCCCTCGGTAACAACGCCCGCCCAAACCCACGCAAGCGCCGCGCCTTGCTTACCGTCGACCGGCGCCACATCAAACTTGAACTGCTGCACGTAGGCAAATCCCGTCCGAGTCTTGCCCGACGGAAATAGAACCTGCCACGCGTTCTTGACGTTGTTGGCGATGTCCGAGAGAATCAAGATATGGCCAGCCTCCGCCGCCACGTAATTGATCTTGAACGACGGATCCATCTGACGCAAGATGCCAAGCACATGGCTCTCGCTGCCATCGTTGTGAGTCGACGTCTCGATCTTGTTGCGGCTCATGCCGCCGGGATCGACTTCGGTGATTTCTCCGATGGTCACGAACGCCGTAGGTGTAGCAAACGGCGCGCGCTTGACGAGAATTCCGGTGGTGGTGACTGCGTTCGACATTGCTATTTCTCCTCAAGGAGGAAAGGGTGGGATCGCCACCCAATCCGGATTAGACGCTCGCTCCGAGAACTGCGAAGTCGAACACTTGCGTTCCAGCCGACGGTGTGAACTGCAGAATGTCTGCCGTGGCCGCAGTGACCGGCCAGCCAGTCGCCTGCGGAGCAAACACAAGAAACACACCTCCCGGAGGGACGGCCCACGTGTGAGCAACTGCGCCGAATCCGAGTAGGACTGAAGCGACATCGTTGCCGATGATGACGTTGCCAGTATTGGCCGCGGCCGCTACCACCAAGATAGCTTTGACGCGGGCCAGGACGAAGGCCGCGCCAAACGCATCAAGCAGCGAGCCTGACAGATCCACATCGTAAGCTGCGCTGATGGACTTGGCGCTCTCGGAGTACACACGGTTGGCTTGGTCCGCGCCGGTGCCGTCAGGAAGAGCCTTGTTGATGCCGGTCTCGATGGAGGCTTGAGCTGTCGCCAATCCGATGGAGTTCGCCAGGATTGACTGCAGATTCACGATGAGTTTGGACGTAACAGTGGCTGCCATTTCAAATCTCCTTTAGCTGGTGGCTGCTGAAAGCCGTTTCACGCAATTGATGTTGAATACGAAACGTACGAGATCATTGTCATCCTCACCAATCGGGAACGGTTCCTGAACAATGGTGATCTGGCGGTACCACGTTCCGTTGACTAAACGATTCCGCACCTGGAACAACTTGTTGTAGGCCAACTGAATCTTGGCCTCAGCAGCTGCTTGCGTCGTCGCACGACACACAATCTGCGCAGCAGGTCGCACATACGCTGGCACGTCCGTGAGATTGTGCGTGCCTTCCGGTGCCTGCCCGCCCGTCGGTATCACTGTCAACGTGGCCACGGCGGTGTTACTCACGATGGGGCGCGGCCCAATGAACAAGTCAACACCAGGCGTACCGAGTGTAGCCTCCTGAAAGAGAAAGATGATGTCGTCCGCGAACGCCATTACCGCCCCTCACTCTCAAGCCTCTTCGCAATCCGTTCCGCCATGTGCGGCGCACTTTCATTCAACGGACCCTCAATATACTTGGCCTCACCATCCTTGTGATACACTTCCAAGTCCTCATGAACGGTCAACGCATAGGGTGCCGCAGGTCCTCCCGCCACGATGGCGCAAGAAATTTTCCGACCTTCACGCACGGGGCCCTCAGCATGAATTGATGCGCGCAAGGCCCCGCTTTTCACCGGGGTTCGCTTCTTACACTCAGTCGCCTCGATCTCAGCTTCTTGGCGCAAAGCATTCCCGAAACGATCTGGCAACTGCTCGCGCAACTTAGCGAGATTCCGCAGCATCGCCGCGGCGCCAGTGAATTTCGTGAAGGCCATTAGCTACCGATGAACACTTCCGAAAGAATTGATTTCCCTGTGCTCCGGTCCACAAGACCTTCCACCTCGAGAATAGGCCCTTGCGATCCATCCGGCAACGTCAACCGATCCTTCACATGGATCACAATGGCCGGATCAAGGAACGTGACCTTGGCGCGCGAGGCGATGATCTCTCCCGTCGCGAGTTTGACCATCCGCTGCTTCATCTCGACAAGTGCCGGTACGTTCACTCCCGCGGCCCGATTGGGTTCGCCCCGAACATCTTGCGTAAGAGGCAAGAACGCCGCCTCACGAATTACTATGGCTTGCAAGTCCACAGTCAACGTATTGGCGATGGCCACGCCCGACCGGACAATATCGAGGAGTCCCATTACCCCTCGTCAATCACCGCGTTGACTTGCACTACGCTGTTGGTGCCTCCGTTCCACAGGACGAACGTAGACCCCGCGGGCACCCACAAACTCCCGAAGAGCCACTGGAGCGCTGCGCCGACTGTCGCCGGCATCTGATTCTGTCGATAGAACACGGCTGGCACTGTCGGTCCCGCGCCCCACGCGAGTGCTGTTGACGCAGTACTCGTCGTCAGGCCAAATTGATTCTCTTCCTGGAAGAACACAGGAGTTGTCGGCGTAGTGCCCTTGGCCGCAGGTCGCCCCGCACCAAAAATGCTAGCCGTCGCGGCCACTTGCGTCAGCGTCAACTCACGCAAGTAGAAACCCCGCGCAGCGCCCGCGATCAATTCCAGGGCGGCTGTGCCGGTCGTTCCGCTTGTCGTGAGACGAGAAAGTGATGCTCGAGTCATTAGGCCCTCAGCAAGTTCCGGACACCTGTGTTACGTCCTCGCACGTAGCCCCATTCACACGGAATCAAATTGATCACCGCATCGGGGACTGGCTTTGCGAAGACAGAATCTTTGAACGCCAAGGAAACGGGCCCGGCCGTCAAGGACTTCAATCCTACGGTCTCGATGTCTGAGTCACCCGCGCGATCACTCACGAGAAGTTGACGCGCGTACTCCGCAGTCGCCTGTTGCAACTCAATCGGAATAATGTTGCGCGGAACCTCTTCCCACTTGTTCCGCTTCCACATTCCTGTGCGAGGCCACAACAAGGCTTGGATCGCATCCGTGGGATACCCATTCCACTCCCACAACGCGTCCAGCAATTTGGTCGCCCACAGAATACCCGTAGTCTTTTGATCAGTCGTCGCCGTCGACCAGGTAGTTCCGACAGCGGGCCGGTCAAGATGATACTGGTCGGCTACTGCAATCGTTACGTAGGCGTTTGCAGCAGCCGAGCCGGGCGTTACGTCGATGGCGGAAACAGGCACCTTAGTACCCTACCGCGACCCAATTGACTTTCTTGCCGAACGTGGTCGCCGCGATCTGCGCGGTGTCCGCCGTCGCTGTGGCCTTCCACGTCTTCAGGAGAATCGAACCCGACGCAGGTGTACCGGCTTGGTCGCCCACAACGGCTTGTGCGAACTGCGCGCCCGCGACCGGCGCATCGTCCAAAGAAGCCACCGCATACAGAACCTTACGCAGGCCCGTCACGATGGTATCGCTGGCGGCTACCGTCGTGTGCTGGCCGGCGACGGTCTTGAGGTTGTTGGACTCGTGTTCGTGATTGAGAACTGAAAGCGGCATGAACGTGTCTCCTATTTGATGTGAGGGAAAGGAGGCAACTCAGAATCGAGTTGCCTCCCGACCGTTCATGGTTATCCGGCGATGAAGACGGCCGCGTTAGCGCGAATGACTGAGGAACCGTAGAGCGCGTCGAAGGACCACTGAACCTGGCGATGCTGACGGGACACTTCCAGGCGCAGCGACAGGCCCGAGACCTCATCGACCGCCACGGCCTGAAGCGTTGCGCCGGGCACCTGGACAGTGTCCATCAGCGGCGCCATGGCGAAGGCCAGTGCATCGCGGTGAATGAGCACGTTCTTGACGAACGAGTCACGCGCCGTGATCGCTTCGTTGTCAATGACCGCGACCTTGAGACCGGGCTCGAACGTGATCGAAGTGATGGTCGAACCACCGACTGTGCTGACCACCGCGTAGGTCTGCGTGTGCCCCGTGAAGGAGATGATGTCACCCGCGACCATCGTACCGAGGGCGCCACCGTCGACCGTGATCGTCTTGGTACCGACCGGATAACCGGCGCCGTTGTTCACCAAGTAGCCCGTGGTATACGTGCCCGCAACATGCTGAGGCACCCGCTGCGACATGATCCACAGCGCCCCGAGCTTGCGACCCATCTGTCCATTGATGATGCCGTCCGTATCGCCGCGGAACGACGCATCCTGGAAGGCGCGCAGACCCAGCGCGTTGGCTTCCGCATCCGAGTTCAGGACCACGTAGCGCGGATCGAAATCCATCAGCTGCTTGTTGCCGACGTTGCGCGCTTCGAGGTAGGCCGACAGGTCAGTGGCAAACGGCGTGACGCCCGAAGAGCCGCCGAAGCCGTACCATCCAATGGACTTGGACCACAGGAAGTCTTCGATACCGTTGGCCAATGCCTTCACGGCTTCGGAGGCCTGCATCGGCAGGATGCCGCGGTCGACCTGGGACAGACCCTTGTCGTCCATGGCGAACGGCGCTTCCTTCCACTCGCTGAGTGACACGGGAATGCTGGTGGGCGTGACAGCCGTCACCGCAGGCGGCACCACGTCGGGTGCAACGGTACGGGTGGCCACTTCGGCGGGCACGGAAACGTTGACCGTGGCGAATCGCTTCGCCGCAGTGATCTCGCTTTCGTATTCCCGGTTGGCGATGAGAACGAGAGCCACCTGTTCGCGCAAGGTGGCAAGACCCATGGCGACGGTGGTACCGAGAATGTTCGTGGTGACAAGTGCTCCGGCCATTGGACTCTCCTTGAAAACAAGTTGGTTTTCGAGGCAACTCCACCGGAGTCGGGCGCCGACCTCGCCGAGGTGGGCCAGGGATTCTTCGCGCCGCGTTGAATCCCCCAGTTACGCGCGTCTTACCTAAACGTTAAAGGTGGCCCACCCGCCGGGCCGGGCCACCCTTGTGCTTACTTGGAATACTCGACCTTGACCTTCCCCGCCTTGATGTCTTTCGCGTATTCGCCGAGTTGCTGCGGCGTCGGATCGCGCAGAATCGTCTGACCTGCTCGGAGCGCACCGCCTCCGCCCTTGACCGGCGCCGCACCACTTCCCACAGAACCCTCGAACGCGAAATCGTCTTCCTTCGCGATCCCCACAAGCCATTCCTCGACGCCCAGGGGTTCGCCCGGTTTCTCCGCACTGAACTTGTTCGGCAACGCCTTTACCACGCCGCCCTCGATCTTGAACACCGATTGTGCTCTGCCGATGATGAAGTCCAGCGCCTTGGCTTTTCCGCCCGCCTTGCTGAATTTCTCGCCGACGACGTTCCGAAGTGTCTGGTCGTCCGCACGTTTGGCGTTGGCATCGGAAGTTGCGCGCGATGCAGCCACCTCATCCTTGAGCGGTTTCACCGCCGCTTCGACCGCCGCGGTAACCAACGTTGCGACATCATCCACGTTCTTCACGCCTTTCTGCTCGAGGGCGGCCTTTGCGGCGAGGGCGGCCTTTGCGGCGACCGGGTCGATTCCCTCGAAGTTCGTCTTGATGACTCGCAGCGGTTCGACTTCCTGAAGCAGCGCAATGTTCTTGTCCCGGAATTCCACGACTTTGCCGTTGGCCGTGGCCAAGTCCGCAGCGGGCACATATCCCGCAGGCGGCGCACTCAGGTCAACGACGTACTTGCCGTCTTTCTGAGTATAGAACGGACGAGCGGCTTCTGGAACCTTGTCGAGAGAGTCTACGACCGGCGTCAATTGAGGCATAGTCTTTGAACTCCTAATCTAACACGAGTGAACGGTCACCGAGTTTTCTCTACACGGGAAAACAACACTCTACGCAGTACCTCATTCAACGACAGGCCCGCGCGGAGCGCCTTTACGCACAACTGATCCTTCTCCTCCTTCGTTACGCGGAAGTGAATGACTTCACTAAGTCGATCCTCTGGATTCTTGGGCGGACGCCCGAGTTTCATGGTGAAGCAATCCCGATAGTGCAACGGCACCGCGGATGGAGTGGCGGATCGCCGCCACGAAACTCACTCGAGATAGTCACAGGTTCTTGCTGCGCGGCTTCCTCACACAACGGACACGCGTCCTCACTCAAGATCCATTCCTTCGTGGCCTTGTCGCTCAGCACTCCTTCATCTTGCGCCTGGCGCCAGGCTTGACTTTGGCCCTCATTCAGTGCGTCCATGATCTCATTGCGCGCAATGTTTTCCGCACGGACAGCAAGGAGTTCATTCGCATAGGTCTCGACTTTCTCCTCCACCTTGGCTGCAGATAGACCCGCATCGATCAGCTGTTGACGATATTTCTTGACCGCTTGCCCTTGCGCCGCCGTCAGGCCTATGAGATCGCGAATCTCGATGGCTGCTTCATAAGGTGACTTTCCTTCTCTGATAGCTTGGATGATCAAATTGCGGATGTTGGCCTCAGTCTCTACCGTGATCTCCTTGACCATCTTGGCCGCGATTTCTTCGGCAGCCTCCTGGGCGGCCTCCGCTTTATCATCGAAGTTAAACTCAAGAGCCATTTACTTTCTCTGCGCCGATACGTCCACCCTGGCGCACTGCGTCACGAATGATTTTGCTCGCAGGATCAAAGGCTCTCTTGATTGTGGCCGTGGGAAACAGCTTCGTATGTCCCAACGCAATAATCTTGGCCAAATCGTCCACGCTCATTGACCGTCGGAGCCTCCTCATCGCACGCGCGAGACTCGCACGGAGAAGTGGTTCGTAGTACCGCGCGGACTTGTCAATCGTCATTCTCTTAACAGCGCCGCTGATCGATACAGCGTGCGCCACTCCGTGAGAACCACTATAAGAAAGTCACCACGATACGCAGAGAGATAGCGCGCGTGTTCGCGAGGACTGTCCCTCACGACAAGTGCGGCGATGATCTCCGCGAACACATCGCCTTTTGCGTAGTCCATCCAGTGAGGCTGCAAGACGTGACCCGCTTCATGAGCAAGAACAGCGTGCCGGGCATTCCAGCTCAGGGCCGCGTCCACATATACTGTGTGCTCTTCCGTCGCTGTCAATCCATACACCTTGATTGGGCCCTGCCGAGTCATCATGGTCAAGGGTGTTTCGTACTTGACAGCCCACCCTATTCGGATTAGGTTGCTCTCCAAGGCCAATGCTTCCCAGTAGCGCGTGTTCTGGTCGCTGATACGTGTGTGACCCGGCGACACAAAGAACACCTCCACACCCAACGCCATCAATCGCCATGGTGCATGGGCGAGGATGAATACAGTCAGTACAGCAAGAAGTGTTCGCTTCATGGGTCACCTCTAAGCAGGATCGGGCGTAGACACAAGACGCGCTCGTATACCGGGTAGAATCCCGCGTCTACGTCCGACCTGAGATTGATGGGGCCGTCGCCGCAGCCTCTGCCGCGTCCTGTCGAAGGTTACGCAGCTGGGCCTTCTTCCCACAATGGGCCTTCCACTGCATCTTCGGCGGATCCAACGCCCGGTTCCGCTGTGTCAAGTACGACGGAAATACTAACCCTTTGAGTTTCATCGCTGCCTAATCTTGAGCTTGATGGTTTGATCCTCTTGACGACCTTGCGCCGTAGTGATGTGATTGACTACAAGATACTCATTCTCCAGGGCTGCACCGCTCGTGCGGATCCAAACGGTCGCCGTTGTCGTGGTGTTCGATTCGTTCTCATTAATGATCGCCGGATCGGACGTGACCCACGTCGAGGTTACAATGGTATCGCCGGCCGGCAGCCAAGCCGACCAATCATTGAGATAGTCCAGCCGCGCGTTCGGATCGTGTTCGTAAGTGGGTATGCTCATGGGGTCACTCCAGTCCGACGCGACACAGCCATAATGGTCGTCATTCTCGTACTCACCATCACTCCAGTCAAACGACCGGATGCGGCAATTATCGTTATGCGCTCAAGTGGTGTAGTACCCGGTGGTGGCGGTATGAACGGTTCACCCAGCCCAAAGAAAAAGAACCAGAGCGTCGAGACAAGACCGTTCATGGCCTGCCGATGCCCATCATTAGAAGTCCGCCGGGCGGAATAGCTGCGGTCGGTTCAGGTTTGATGGAGAACACTTGTCCGCCCCACCCATCGCCCGCCGTCACTGCGGTACTAAAATCCACCGATACAGTGCCCGTCGCGCCGGCCGTCGTGCGGATGGCTTCCGAGAAGCCGATGGACCCGTCCGCGCCAGTTATAGATGTTAGCCAGTGTTCTGTGTAGGCCGACGGATCGGTACCCGTGGCGATAATTGACGCGTTGTTATTGTCCGCGTAGCCCAGGACAGCCACGACCAGGGCGTTGGCCGCGAGCGTCGTGATCCCAGTCAAGGGCGCGGGGTCCGCCGTGCCTGTGGCTGTGGCGCCCTGCACTTCGAGTGGTGTCTCCGTGGTGATCGCACCCCGGTACCCGCACGCGAGCGCGTAGGTGTCACCAGTCGCTGTGGACTTGTCGAACAATGGATTGGTCTCCGCGGCTGACGCGGCGCGCTTCCAGAAAATCCAATACCGCTCCACGGTCGACCGATCGAACGGCGTGCTCGTCGCCGCTGTCCACCCAGTCATCGTGACTGAATCATCCACGTCCCTCACGAGTCCCATGATCATCAGAAGGTCGTTCGTTAAGTGAGCCGGTAGCGTCACGGTCACGTCCGCACCCGTCGACGCATTGATGGCTGCTGCGCAGGCCGTAAACGTAACCTCTCCTGATCCTTCCGCAGGAGATGGTTTAAACGCAATCGCACCATACATCGCGCCAGTAAGACCCGTTACTGTCCAGCCCATTACACCGCCCGACGATCCAAACTGGCGACTAACCGCCATGAAATTGTTACTCGCGTCATCTTGGTTCAGTGTGGCGGTCTGATCTGCTCCCACTACCGGCGCTCCCGTCGATAAAGATTGAATATGGTCAAGCACCAAATCGTCAGCACCCACCCCAGTAACGGTAAGCTCAACTGGTGAAGTCGTATCGGGTGTATTCTCGGCTGTAAATTGCGGCGTGCCAACAGGAATTGTTTGATGCACTCCCGTCATAGACACAACACCCAGGGTCTGATACACAATCGTTCCACCCGTCCCAATCGTGCTCGTCACGGTTTGAGCCCCCGGGAGCGTCGCGCCCATCGCCAGCGAATAACCCGCGGCGCCGACCGCTGTCGTCACATCGTCAAACACATCCCACTGTTCGGTCATACTAGACCCGCCATAGGTCAAGGAAGTGCTATGGACAATGGCCCCGGAGTTGTTCCATCCCACGGCCCCAAACACGGCCCGGTTCGTGCTGCCCCCAGCCGTATGGGTCAACGAGAGGACTCGATCACCTGACACTTCTTCTGCGGACGTTGCGGTGTCGAACACGACAGACTGGTGCATCGCTAAAGGTGGCGCTGGCTCCGCGTCAGCTTCAGCGAACAGAATCACAGTGGACACTGCGACGCCGCTCAATAACTCAATAGTGCAATGCGCCGTAAAAATCCCGCTGTTCATTTCGCCCAGTCGTTGAACCCCTGATGGCAAGTGGTAAGTAAGAACGTAGGCCCCGATCTCACTCCCCCCTCGTCGAGACCGAATTCCCCCTGTCGATTCACCTGTCGCGTGATAGCGCACTCCATCAAGAAAGACGTCAATAGAGATACGAAGCGTCGCTGTGTTGTCCCACACAGTTGAAGTGTCGCCTGTTGTCGGGCGTCGGATCTGAATCTGAATTGCTCTCGTCTGTCGGTCAAGCATCAACGACACAGTTTGAATTGACTGTCCCGTCGTCAACACGAACGAGGTATTTTCCACAAAACGAATTACCGCAGCCTCCAGTCGAACCGCGAACAGCAGACACGCGAGAGCGAACAATAATCTAGTAGATCGCATAACCGATCCTTCCAGAAAGTTGCACGGCCGCGCTCGTGATCACACAGACACTGTCGCCCGTCGCGTTCGTGCGATTTATTTCCCCAAAACCGGTACCTTCTCGAACACCCTGATTAGCCACGAAGTTGAAACCCTCTGCGGCCGTCGTTCCACCGGTCATGCCGGTCGTGCCCGTGCCGCAGGTCGCACCCGTTCCGGAGATGAGGGCCACGTTGTTGATACCCGCCGTAAACAGAGTCATCGAACAGAACCGCACATGGCGTGCAGACACGCCGGTTACTAAAAGCGTGGTCGTAGCTGTGACCACGTCCACGTTAACCCAAGTGTCGCACACCGTAACGCCCAACATCAAGCCTGCTGTTGCGCCGCTCGTGAGACCACCGATCGCGACCCGGCCTGTAGGTGGGGCTGCCGCGTTGGCTGCGACCGCATCATTGTCCGTGTCCGGCGTCACACTGATGCTGTTGGCGGCAGTCTGCTGACCCTCATTTGGCAGCGTCAGCACGTCTACGTCGTTATTCGTCGTGGTCTGCGAGATTGCGACGGTTGAATCGTTGCTGACCGTGACGCGGGGGATCCCCGCGCCGCCCGCGCCGGTTCCAGTGACAACAATCGACCCACCGAACTGTGCCACATTGAAGGGTTCATTGTCGGGAAAGGTTCCGACTGTGACCGTGCCGCTAACCGGTTGTGTGACCGCCGAGCCATCTACAACTAGAGCGTTCGTCGCCGTGACGTTCACACCGCGCTCATTGCCTGCCGCATCCCGAATGGTTCCGAACAGGTTACGGTTCGCGGACATCCGTAAGTTACCGAATTGATTTTCGGTAATCGCGGTTGGCGTTACGTCATCAAACTGTCCCACGCCCTGCGCCGTCTGAATCCCCGCGCCAGTAGAGTTCAGAGCGTTGGCCGCTGACAAGAACGAAACGCCGGTTGCATCACTGATACTAACCTCTTGAACGCCGGTAGCGACCGTCGACACAGTTCCGCCAGCGATCTGATTCAAGTTGAAGGGCTCGTTGTCGGGGAACACGCCGACCGTCACGCTCGGCAACGTCAGCACGTCCACATCATTCGCCGAGCCAGTCTGCGAGAGCGTTGCCGTCACGGAGTCCGCACCAGAGGTCAGATCCCGGATGTCCAGGTTCGTCGCGCTAACCGGCTGCGTGACTGCGGACCCGTCCACGACTAGAGCATTCGTCGCCGTAACATTCGCCCGACGCTCGTTACCAGCCCCGTCGCCCAGTTGAAACAGCTGCATCCGATTGGCCGAAATGCGGGACGCGGCCGCGCTATTTTCCGTCGCCGCGTTCGGTGCTGTGTCATCAAGTACATGACCCGAAAGATTGATGGCCGTCGAACCAAACGAGAACGCGGTATTGTCTGCGAAGCTCCCGCCAGGCGTACATCCCGAATCGCAAATGACGTTGACCGCGCCGGCCCCGTCACCGATAATGAATGTACCAGAGCCCGCGTTCGCAGTGACGGTCCCGCTGATCGGTTGTGTGGAGGTTCCCGTAGGGTCCACCCGCAATGGATCTGTTGACGTACCGAATTCTACAGAACCACCGGAAGCTGCCTTCCGTAGGCTCATGCCCTGAAGATTTTGAAGTCCTCCCCCCGTATCCGCGTCAAAGGGCACAGCCAGCGCTGTCCCTGCTAGCTGATTCAGATTGAAAGGCTCGTTGTCAGGAAACGTCAGCACGTCTACGTCATTGTCGGTCGTCGTCTGAGATACTTTGAACAGCCACGCGACGGTATTCGCGGTGTTCCCCGGTTGCACCGTCCATGTACCGCTCTGCGTCACAGGCTGCGCACTATCGAATACGATACGACCCACTAACCGTGCGAGGTTATCTTCAAGATCAACTACGTTGTTGATACCCGTCTGATCAAACCTGACTGACCACGGAAAGTCGCCTCCGCGACCCTGCGAAACAATCTGGGCCTGCGCAGCGGAAGCGATAAACAGGCTGGCGAGAAGCAGCAAAAGTTTCTTCATACGTATCCCCACAGGTGACCGACGACGCCGGCCCCCGATGCAAACCACTTTACGCCGAGCGCAGGACGAAATGGCCACTCGTAAGGCTGCTCACCGCCAGCCGGAATCTCCAACTCCACGAGATTGGCAAGTGCGGTGTTCTCCACCGTCACGGTCACGGTCACGCCCGACGTGTTCTTGAAGTGCGTGCCCAAGACCCACGCTTGAGCCGCGGTTACTACCGTGGAAACGGTCGGAACAGCTACGCCCGGTCCCGTATCCAAGTTAGGTGCGGCAACGTTTGAAAATGGCCAAGCCATGAAGTCTCCTTTAAGAAACGCGTCCGTTGCCACCCACGATGGCCAAACGTTCTGCGGCCGTCGCAGGCTTCACACGTTTCTCCGCTTCATCATGGTACTGCTTGATGGCCTCTTTGCCGAGCTCGAGAAGACCATACACGAAGAGCTTGTTCTCGATGGGGCCCTCGACATTCACTCGGCCCGCATCATCCAACGAAATCACGAGTTTTGCTACGACAGCCATTTCTTCCCCCTAATCATTGGGCGACAGATCCGGATCAAGATCCGGCTCAGGAGCCAGGGCCTTGTCTTTGATGATGGCAGCTCGTTCTGCGGCGGCGTCAATCCCTTCTCGTCCCCAGCCGCCGGTAGTGATGAGGTTCCACCAAGTCTCGAAGCTGATCTCTCCGGCCTGGAGTGCAGTGAGTGCGACCTGGATTTCTTGCGCCGACGCTTTGACATTCAGATACTCCTTGTTAAGTTCAACCTTGCCCTTGGCGTCAGTCAGTATCATCTCCACACCGGCCCACCACGACACCATCTGGAGCACCAACGAGAAGCCCTGCTCCAGCGCCTGCGCTACCGTCCGCAGCGTAGCGTGTTCGTCGCTGTGGCGCATCTTCACCGCGGACGCTGTCTCCTGGACGACGGCCTGATCTTCTAGGAGGCGGCCTCCTAGAACAGCCATTTGTTTTTCTTTCTTGTCCATCGCGGTGACGAGGGAGGCGAGCCCCGAGCCGCTGAACTCCAACATGCCCGCCTGACCCTGCGCCTCGAGTTCCCACACCACGCTGGGACCTATCTTCATGGCGCCGGTAGAATTTCCCCGCACGCCCGCGACCCACGGCGTGGGAAGTGCGACAAGATGGAGACCCCACTCGTGGTCAACTGAGTTCCGGAAGTGCGCCAGGTTGACGTCCGCCAAGTCAATAAGCGGCGGCTGCTCGATCTCCGGCGTGCAGTGCATCGCACCCAAGAAGACAAACGGGATGAAGTCCAGCGCGATCCCTCGGCGCGTAAGAATCACTGGGCTACCGAACTCCACAAACCCCTTCGACCGTTCTGTAGACTCACGCCACAACTGCACCAAGCACACGTTCTCCTTGATCTCCAGGACGCGATACTGTTCAACACAATCATTCACGAACTCGTCCTTGGCGTTGGGCACTTCCACGATCTCGTGGAGCACAACCATTGTCAGGACTTCGTCACCCGCACGGCGCTCCACGCGCCAATTAATAATGTCCTCCGAACGATAGCCAATGCAGTATGGACGTGCGGCCGCGTTCGTCAGGCCGTTGTACTGCTCCGGCATATCGACCAGCACGCCATACCGTGCGACCAACATCAACTCGGCGCCGGCCTCCTGCGTGAAGGACTCGAAAGAAACGTTGCTCAACGTCAAGTCTTTCAAATATGACTCAAACGCTTTGGGAAACTCCTCCACCTGTGGCGCTTCTTGGAAGATGCCTCCCACCATCCCTTGCACCGTGCGCTTCGTCGCGTTGAAGAAATTACCTCGCGCCCGATACGAGGAGTTCATGTCCGCATCGCCGCCCGGCAAGTCGGGGACGTACTTGGAACCCCGTTCGATGACCGCATCTCGGCCGCCGAAGCAGTCCCGCAGGCGCTGCCACTTCGCGACCATGTCGCGGTAATCTTTTCGTTCAGTATTGACGGGCATAGTTTATCCCCACACCGCTTCGCGCATGGACACCGGTTTTGGCTCCAAGAGCACTGCGTTGAACGCACACGAGGAGGCATCCACTTGATCGTCGTGCTTGGCCGTAGGGAACCCGCACAACTCAGTGATGTACTTCTCATTCCACGGCGCTTTCACAAGGTAGACGTTACCCGCCTGCACTTGCGCGCGGAATGGCTTCGCACGCGTCACCTTCGATCCGCTCGTTGGTACCCCGAGGTAGTCCCAGCCTTTGAGCATCTTCGCGCGGGCTTTGATGACGGTCAGACCAGACGACCCGCCTTCTTTTTCTTCACGCACAGGGACAGACCGCCCATCGAGTTCAGCCGTCGTGTAGATCAACTTGTCCACCCCATCGGGGCCGAGTTGATCGCGTTGCACGTCCTCGACGTAGTACAGGCCCTTATCTTCGCTGATCTTGACGCCGACGGTCCAATCGCCTTTGCCTTCTGAGCCTGCGGTGTCCCATCCACGCACCCGGCGCGCATACGTGGGCGCGGCGTCAATGAACTTGAAGTGCTCTCGCTTGAAGAGGCCACCTTCCCCAGGCGCGGGGCGCTGCTGCAACTGACCGGCGGTACCATAGTCGTCCAGATCGAGTTCCAGTTGTTTGACCTTGGTCTCGTCAAAGACCTCAGGCCACAGGAGCTCCCCTTCCACGGTGCGTGGGTCGCGCGGGTCGGGGACCCATTTCTCGTTGGTCTTGTGCAGTGTGCAGCGTTGCTCCGCCGGCACCGCGTAGACCTCGCCTTCGGGCAGTGGCCATACGACACCGGGACAGACGCATTTCTCGTAGCGCATTGGGAAGCAGACGTGCAGCCAGCCTCCTCGATTCAGCAAGTACCCCGGCAGATCTTCCTCGTGCAGTCGCTGCGCAATGATGACGATGGCCACTCCACGCGCCACCCCGCGAGTAGAGACTGTCTTATCGAACCAATTGTTCGCCGCCTTCCGCTCGGGTTCAGACTGCGATTGCTCCGCCGTGATCACATCGTCAATGACGATGAGGTCCGGATGCTCGCCCGTGAGGGCGCCGCCCACTGATGTGGCGATGCGCCATCCGCCGGTGGTCGTATTGAACCGGATTTTGGTGTCCTGGTCGTCGCGCAACTGCACATCGAACAGCGATTGATACCACGCGCTGTTGATCAAGTCGCGGACTTTGCGGTTCTGATCGATAGTAATGGCAGAGGAGTAGGAGGCCGTGACGACGCGCTTCTTGCTGTCAAGGGTCCATTGCCACGCGGGCCAGAGCACACTAACAAGCAGCGACTTCATGCACCCGGGCGGTACATTGATGATGACGCGTTTGGTCTTCCCGAGAGTAACTGATTCGAGAACTTTGCAGAGCTCTCGAATATGCCAGTTGTCTTTGAATTCCTGAGAGGGCTCGATGATGCTCCACGCCTCGAGAACGAACGCGTGCAACGACTTCTTCAGCCGTCGCTTTTCTTTTGCTTGATCCATGCGTGCTGTATCCGCCAGCACGTCGGCGCGTTCGTCTTTGGTGATCAGTGTCGGTCTCCGGTACGTCCTCCCTTCGCGTGGCCGCCTGATGAGTCAATGACCGGTACGCTCGCGGCCAAGTCATCAGGCGGCGCTTTCAAATTTGGTGGAGCTGGCGGGAATCGAACCCGCGTCCGAACAACTCACTTTGTGTTTCTCAACGTGCGTTGCCGCCTCGCCCGGCGCGCGGGGATCACAAGTGCGTCTTGGTTCGTCCGTGCCTTCACGAACTAGCCGTCACGGAATGTCGGTCCGTCCCGCTGTCTCGGCGCGGCGGGTGACCGGATGACAGGTGTTAGGCCGCCATCGGGAGTGATTCGAGTTCCGCAGTTAAGGGAGTCGGCCATCAGTTTACGACATGATGACAGGTCG